CTTGTTCTGATGAAGTTTATTCATGGTTCAATGCTTCTACTGTTTCATTGGCGTGGGGAAAGTTGGGGTTTAAAACAAAGGTTGCTAGGGAAACAAATAATCTTGATGATTGTGAGTTTTTGTCGTCAACTTTTATAACCTTACCAAGTGGGTTAGTAGTTCCAGGGGGGAATATAGGGAAATTGATGAATAGCATGGCTTCGTTTGGAGAAGCTAGAAATGCTAAGTTATCTTTGGTTCGAGCGTTAGCTTTACGAGTTGATTGTTTTTGGTTACCAGTAGAATTTTCTTTGTTGACTAAATATGTTTGTTATTTATTGTATGATTCAATTTATAAGGAACGTTTAAGGGTCGATTTAGAAAATGATATGTTTATGTATCAAGACATTATGACTTTGTATAGAACTGAAGATGAAATTCGGCAAATTTACTTTGGGAATGAGAAATTAGGAACTTTTCATTTTTTTTCTCCTAATTGTGTGGTGGCCTTAAATTATGAGCCACACAAAAATCATTCATTAATGGATCGTCTTAGAGAATTTCTTGACCCCAGAGAATGGGATCGTCATGTAAATTCTGAGGAGGGTATAAAAGTTCAAGAGCGTTATGGTAAATTTCCTTACTCTTGGCTACCAAATGTGATATCGTATCCTGCTGTTATAGCTGAATCCTTGATACGAGATTTGGAACCATTAAAGAGGCCAAAACCGGCAATGATAAGAGTTGACCCCGGTATAAAAAAGATGCCTCCAAAAAGTAAAAAGAAGAAAAAGCCGAAACAAGTTCAAGTTGTCTCTTTACCAAAAAAGACAGCAGTCGGTAGGGGAAAGCAGCCTAGGAAAAATAGATCGATGGTGGGTTCACAACTCCCATTGGCGTTTCCATACAAGCCATTTCCAACTACGTATGTTAATGACTTGAGAACTGGACCTAATTATCATTTTCAATCTGGACCATATCCTGGTTCCTTAGTAATGAAATTGAGAAGGAGGTTGGGATCTATAGTTTATAAAGTTAATACGTATTGGGTGGGTTATGCTGGTGGTGCAGCCGCATCCGGAGGTTATGGTATTTTATTTGATGGTGCCGTTACGCAGAGTGTTCCTCCTGCAAATGCGGTAGATTCATGTATGCCTATTTCTCCGGCAATGGGGTATTATCAAGTTAATCCTTTGCAAAATGTTTGTTTAAATTTTAATTTTTTCAAATGTGTTAATATGCAATTGGATTATACAACTGGTATAGCAACATCCACTTCAGGTCGTATGTATATAGCTTATACGAAGGATCCTGATTATATGGAGCGTTTAGGTGCTGGATCAGCATTGGGTGTTTCAAAAATAGCTTGGAATGTCACGGACTTAGTTGGCATTGCCAATTGTGAAATGCATGTACCATGGCAAAATTGGACGTATAGAATTCCTTTGGATCAGTCTCAAAATAAATTTTATACTGCCAATCAATATTCTGATGATGCTAATTATGCTTTTGGAACGGCGGGTGAAACTGCTGTTTCTAGGCAAGAGTTTCAAGGAATGTTTTATATTTTTGGTCAACCTGGTACTGCTCCAGCAGATGGAACTATTATTGGTGATATTTTTATTACTAGTTCCTGGCTGCTATGGGATTTAGGGGGCACGCAAACAAGCGTGGTCCCAAGTTTGGCAATGCAATTGGATAGAATGGGAGTTAAAATGACAAACCCTCCTCGTCTTCGTTCGAAGTGGAAGGATGGGCATAATACTCCCCGCCTGCTTGCCTCTGATAGTCAACCAATGCTCAAAGAGCTTGATGATGATCATAAATCTCTAGCCACCGAGGATGATTGTAAGTATCCTAATTTGGACTTACTGAGTCCTAAGTAATCCAGTGAGTATAGGATTAAGTTCTGAACACTGGATTACTTAGGACTCAGTAAGTCCAAATTAGGATACTTACAATCATCCTCGG